AACAAATTAAACGTCCATACTACAAACTATACTTTAAAACAAAGAAAGAGTATGACACCAACAACAACTAATAACACCTGGTTTACATCAACATCAGACAAACCATACGATAGACATTACTACACTATCAATAACAAAAGATTTGATGATTATGAACAACTTAGAGCATATTGGTGGCAACAAACTATTACTAACCAAACAGTAATTGTTCATGATCTCACACATACCAAGCGCACCAGTGATAGCAAAGGGTTTCAATGATAGTATTGGATACTACCCAACTCTTTATTAATCATTAAAAAAATATAGGTAAGGTGCGCTGGAGATGTTGGCTTAGCAGACTACCACTCGAAAGTCAAGAAACCCTGTGACAGACCTCAAAGTGGCACACAGACCCCTCAGAAACCCTCAGAAGCACGTTATAATAGATTCATGGATTCAGAGGTTTTCTCAAAATCTTAAAAAGTCAAAAAAACGACTTTTTTAAAAACTTAAGAAACTGAGAAAGTTCGTTTTTTAAGTTTTTTTGTTCTTTTCCTTTCTTAAATCACATTATTTAACTCAAAATGACTAAGATGTACAACAATTTAATCAGTACTGCTATTAAATCGATTAATATTGTTGAAAACACTGTTATAGTAACATATAATAGTAATATAGACAAAGAATATACATTTAACTGTAATAATATACAAGTATTTGAAGATACTTTGTGTAAAGAACTGATTTCGATTGAATTAAAGACAGGAGGCAGTGTTGGGCGGTTTCTTCACAATCAAATCAAAGAGGGTTTAATTGTTGAATCTAAATAATCTTGCCATCAATTGAGTTAACAATTCAAACAAGACAATGACTAAACGATTCAATCAATCTGACAATCCAAAGCAACAATTTAATGATGAATTTGAAGACTTTGGATATGAAGTAAAGAATGTCCGAAGATCATCTAAAAAGAAGGTAGCAAAATTTAAACGAGAGATCAATGAGTATGATGACACTTATTGAACTGTCCACTATCACTTGATTTTCAATCCCGTTCGTGTATTATATACATGTTCGGGATTTTTTTATGATGAGACTACATCAACTGCCAAATGGTAAGTTTCTTGTTCATGAAGGATTACGTCGTGATGAGGCAATCGAACGTATGGAGAATCACAAGCGTTGGTGTGAAGAACACAGGGAAGAATTGCAACGTGATTCACAACAGTTATTCGATGATATGTTTGGAGGTTAACTAACACTAACTGTGGTGTCACTAAATGATACCCAGGTCAGCTGCCTGTGGAAAACTTTTATTCCACAGGTCAATCACTGATCTGTCCACTATCGGTTGATTTCTCCCTCAGATCCTGTATTGTATACACATGAACAACGAAACACCAAGCAACAACCCATACGTCAACAACCTGGTTGAGATGGGATACGATCGGGCAGACTGCGAGATGGTCGCTGCTGCTGGTCTTGATGCCACGTACCCACGGGTGATTCATGGTCGCACGTTTGACACCAAAGAACAGTATGAAGAGGAACTGGCAGACTATCTCAACGGACTGTGACAGTTGACCTAGTGCCACACAAAATAGGCACAGCACTCTAAACCCTGTATTGTAGACACATGAACAAAACCGATCCACGCAACAACATCGCATCAGACATCCGAGGGTTCTGCATCAGCAACCCTGAGGCAGACTTTGAAATGGTGATGGATTTTGTAGACAGTCAGATTGCACCCTTCGAGGCAGATGACAATCTATGCGATCTTGCCATGATGATCATGCTAGACGTGGACGAAAGCAACCAATCCACCTAGTGTCACATAGGGGGTTGCAATTGACCCCCATCCCTGCAACAATACATTCAAGACAAACAACTCAAGTCTCTCATGCGTAAGATCGAATCCAACATGAACGCCGCCATCAAGGCAAACAAGAACTGGACTAACGCCAACACATCAGTTATCACTGAAGATGGTGTGTCTGAGGTGCGTTTGCATGGCAATCTAATTGCTAAGGTTGGTGATGACTTTGTTACCATCTTCGATGGTGGTTGGCAGTCAAACACAACTAAATCTCGTCTCAATGCTATCATTAACGAGTTCTGTTGTGCCTTCACTGATGGTGTTTTTCAGAAGGACTATCAGTGGTTCATTCGTGACAACAAAGTCATCCATGATTTCGTTGATGGTTACACATTCGTTGAGTTTGCTTAAGTTTCACACAGTGAAGCGATTAACTAACACTAATCGCTTCATCACTAACTAACACTCATTCACTTCATCATGAACTACACTCTCAAGCAACTTCAAGACCGTGTGAATAGCATGATCAAAGAACAGGGAGAAGATGCAGAATGTGCCGCATGGATTTACACCAAAAATGATTGTCATTTGAAGGACGAAGATGGTGAGATTGATTATGATAACAACGTAGAAGATCCTGCAATGATTGCACGTATCTTTGATGATGTTGGGCAGATTGATTACATCTATCAGGTGATTCAAGACTGTGTGGATGAGGTTACAGAGGAGCAATTGATGTTACAACAGCAGGAAATGGTCTAGACTAACTAACACTAACCGCTTCATCACTAAGTAACACAAACTGCTCGGCCGAAACCGTGTCTCATTATAGTATGCCTTATCTCCCTGCCATAGGAGAAAGGTCAGTTTCCAAAGTGTCCTGGTCACGTCTCACAACCAACGTCCTAGGGTCTATACTAACAGCATGGAAAACAAAGCAATGACACGAACCGGTTTCTTTCTCACCTCTGGTGATCCTTCCCCTAAGATGCTGACCGTTATGGAGAAGATCCAACGTCAGATGCAGGCAGAGCATGAGTACAGGCAGGCAGTGAGAGCAGGACGCATTGAGCAGGTCCAATCCACTAACTGGAACATCAGCGACAGACATTAGACGCTGACCCTGTAGACTAAGTTCAACAAACAAACAACCAATCAAATCATGTTCGCAGTTCAACCCACTTCCTTCGGCACCTTTGATGAGTATGGTGCAGACTACTCACCCACCATCAGCGGTGCCTATCGCATTGCCGCCATCAGACAGCAGGAGCAAGAGGGAGACCAGATGATCTGGCGTCTCACCTCTGGTCAACCCATCCCATGGGTGAGGGTCTATGAAGGAGAGGACATCAGCAGTGTGACAACCCAGGAGCTGGCACTGCTGGCATAGGCAACGCCCCTCTAGGGTCTACAATAAGCACATACCAAACAAAGGACATCACATGACAGCATCCACCACCACATACAACGGTTGGGCAAACTACGAGACATGGAACGTGTCGCTGTGGATCGGCAACGATGAGTTTCTCTACAACACAGCAAAGGCATGTGTGAAGTTCTGCAGTGAGGACGAGACACCATGGGACAAGTTCCAACGTTGCATGTGTGAGGGGCAGATTGGTCGTATGCTCTGCAAGACAGCAGACGGCGTGGCATGGGACAATCCAGAGATCGACGCTGATGAGATGAATGAGATGCTAGCAGAGTTGTGATCACAGCGGGGACAGGGGTGGACAGTCTAAGGACTGTATATTGCCCCCCCTAGCGCCCTTAGCGATGCGCCAAGCGAAAATCCATGGGTCCCTCCTAACCTACAAAAGTATCCAGACGAGCACTAAATATTTTTGAAAATGGTTTTTTAGAAACCTCCAAAAGCAAAAAAATTTCCCAGCAAAAAAATGCCTGAAAAAGACGAGTTCAAAGATTTCGATAGTATATTAAGTAATTTCGATGCATTCTGTGACGAATTTGAGTCGAGAGCATCAGAAGCATTCAACAGAGGAGATCAAAACGATGGAAGAGTTGTTACAGCAGCAGCAGAAGTTGGAGAGCGCACTCCAGAAGCTGTCCGAGAGGTTGACGAGCCTGGACCAACGGATATCGCAGCTGGAGCGACCACAATTGATGTATCGTCGTCCCACGGAATCTGATTATGAAAGTCTCTCAGAGACATTAGATTATCTGCATAATAATGTAGAGGGTATTAAGAAAGATTTACTACATGTTGCGAGGGTAGTGTAATGGCATTTTTAGCAGGACCAGAGACACTAGATACGCCGAGTACCGATGGTAATTGTTTGTATCCAGCAGCGCCCATAGGAGGCGCAACGGTGCCGACTACCATAAAGGTAGGTGGAGTAACTTTAGAGATCATTGCGGGCATTCCTGTGCCCTATCAGTGTACACCTGTAGAGGGTATTAAAGTTAACCCGGCAGTACCATTACCATGTCAACCGGGGCAGCGTACTATTATACCTAAAATCAACAAGACTGTTTTTATTAATGGTCAGTTACCAGCAGTCAGTGGAGATGAAGCAAGATTGTTAATCGGATCTACCGAAAGACCCTTGACAGGACCGTTTCAGTATCCTACAATAGTAATTGGAACACAAACCGCAGTTTAAATTATGGCAAAGAGCAGAGTTGGACTATCAGGAGCAGACACAATTGAGTCTCGTCCGAAGCGCACTCGTCAAGGACGTGGTAAGCATACTAAGTATACTTCTACATCACGTAACAATGCTAAGAAGCGTTACAGAGGACAAGGTAGGGGATGAATTTAATTTGCAACCTTCCTGCTAAGAAAGTATGGGTTCGTAGGGAATACTTACGAGATCATCAAGATGGACATGGGGAGTTTGTAGAGGGAGTCTGGGTATCTGCTAAAAGCATACCTGGACGTGCTTTTTACTTTGAGACATACTTACCAGAATATGGTGCGATGTATGACAAACTTCCAATTAGTGCGTTTTTGCAATTCCCCCAAACTCCAGTCATAGACATGGATCTGGGCAATCTACAATTCTGGAATTGTATGGATTATGGAGTTATGGCAATCAACAAAGGTTTCATTGCTGAGATGGATGTTGAGTTACGTACCCGTGATCATGACCTACAGAAAGGTTCGTATTTGTTTACATTAGATAACTATCATGCGAACAAAGATACGATAGATAATAATGTAAGCGAAGTGCCACAAGAGCATAAGTCTCACAATTGTATAGCACTAGAGAACGGTCAGTTTGCGTTGTATCCAAATAACAGGATGCGACTGTATGACCTCTCATTGACGCCTGAGACGCCCTGTATGCCCGATTTCAAGGTATCTACTATAGAATACCAAGTTGAGAGCGGGAGCACCTGGGGACGCCTAGGAGACACCGATGATTATTTTTGGCAAACACTAAAGGAGAAACAAAATGGGACACCCTAACCACTTAGACGGATCAGTTGACAAAGGTGAAGACTTTGTTAATGAAGGTATGACACTGATCACCGAGACTGATAGTGATAAGTATCTAAACATGTCAGCAAAACGTAATCGTAACAAAGCAAAGAACGAAGAGGTTTTTGATTCTCAAGAATGGGCAGATGGATTCGTTGGTAAGTGATAAATAGTAACAGCCTACTGCTGTGTCTAGATGCCGACCTTTCAGACATTTAAAGATCTGAGTATTACCTTTAAGAAGCATCCTGTAAGTGATGATTTAGTAACGGTAAAAGATAAGGCAGCTATCGTTCAATCGATTACTGCCTTACTCCTTACTAGGAAGGGAGAAAGACCATTTCAACCGGAATTAGGTTGTGATATTCAAAATATATTATTTGAACCATTAGATTATGGTAGTGCTGGTATTCTCAGATCAGAGATCGCAGATGTATTGAATCGTTACGAACCACGAATTCGTGTTAATACTATTAACTGCATACCAGACGAGATGAGTAATGGATATGAAGTTGAATTATCGTATACGATCGTAGGTAGAGACGATACACCAGTAGCAGTAGAATTCTTCTTAGAGCGCACACGATAATGCCATATACTCAGGTTGCTAATTTAGACTTTGAAGATATCAAAGTTGCTCTGAAAGAATATATCAGAGCACAGTCAGATTTTACTGACTATGATTTTGATGGATCAGTCCTATCAACATTAATTGACACACTTGCCTATAATACGTATTATACGGCGTTTAATGCTAATCTGGTAGTCAATGAACTATTCATTGATTCTGCCACCTTAAGAGACAACGTAGTAGCGATTGCGAAGCAATTAGGATACAGACCCAAAGGTATCACCTCTCCTACTGCGTATGTTTCTTTTAATATAACTTATGGGTCACCAACAACTGATACTGAACTCCTACTGAAGAAAGGAACAGGATTTATCAGTTCATATGACAACAACATTTATCAATACATCACATTAGAGGATGTAACAGGACAAGTAGTTAACGACGTTGCAACATTTGATAATGTTGAAGTTAGAGAAGGAACACAGATTCTCAACACGTTTACTGTTAACACATCATTAAAATCACAAAAATTTGTTCTTGACAACCAAAACATTGACACTAATACTATTAGAGTAAAGGTATATCCCTCTGGTGGTAATTTTAACGAGTCATATCTCGTTGCCGATAACATTTTAAATGTAGATTCTACATCAAAAGTTTTCTTCATTGAAGAGATTGAAGATGATAGATACGAAATTTTATTGGGTGATGGTGTTTTAGGTAAGAAAGTTGATAATGGATCTAGAGTAGAAGTATCTTACATCACAACATCAGGACCAGAGTCTAATGGTGTTAGAACATTTGTGTTTTCTGGTGTTATTGAAAATCAAAATGGTGCATCGCCAAACTCTTTTAGTACTATTATTACTAATGTAGTAGCTTCTTCTGGTGGAGAAGAAAAAGAGTCTATTAAGAATATCAAGACAAATGCTCCAAAAATGTATGGCACACAGGATCGTGCTGTAACTGCTCAAGATTACTCTGCTATCATTCGTAAAGTATATCCATCAGTAAGTGATATTATTATTTTTGGTGGCGAAGATCAAGATCCACCTGAGTATGGTAAAGTTTTTATTGTATTGAAACCAACTGACGCATCTTTTCTATCGTCATTGACAAAACAAGAAATTATTTCAGATCTAAAGAAGTATATGGTTGCTTCTGTTAGACCCGTTATTGTAGACCCATCAATTTTATTTGTTGAGTTAACTTCCAAGATTTTTTACAATGGTGAATCAACAGATTTAAAACCACCACAAATCAGAGACAAAGTAATTGGTTCCGTACAATCATATCTTGATGTATCCGATATAGAAAAATTTAATGGCAAGTTTAGATTTAGTAAGTTAGTCAGCGTTATTGATGATGCAGACCCAGCAATCAATTCAAATTTAACAGAAGTAACTATGAGGAAGGATTTTTATCCTAGTCTCAATTCTACTTTCTATTATGAAGTATGTTTTCAAAATGCTTTTGATAAAGATTGCGAAGAACCTACCCTGTCATCAACTGGTTTTAGGGTAACAGAATACCCTACGTTTGATGTATATTTGGAAGATAGGGATAGCAAAATTGTCCTATATAGAATAGATAGCGTAACCGGCGAAAAAGTTGTTCTAGACAGTAATGTTGGAGATATTGATTATGAAAAAGGTGAGTTGAAAATGTATGCTCTTACTATCATAAAAGGATCATTCTTCGACAACCGCATTTCTGTTAGAGTAAAACCACTTCTTAATGATATCAAGGCACTCCGTGAGGTATACCTTGACGTTGACGTTGCCAATTCATCGTTCACTGCATACAAAGAGTAAAGTAAATGCCTTCTGTAAAGACTAAGAGAATTTCTACTCTAATTGAGTCCCAACTTCCAGAATTCATTTCTTCTGAATATGAACTGTTTGGTAAGTTTGTAGAGAAGTATTATGAAGCACAGGAAGTACAAGGTGGTCCTTTAGATGTTTTAAGTAACATCCAAAAGTATGCCGACATTGATTATTACGAAAAAAACTTACTTAATCAAAAAGATACTGTTACTTCTGATATTAGTATTAGTGATACAACTATTGATCTTGTAGATGCTCAGTCTTTTCCAGAGAAAAATGGGTATGTAAGAATTGATGACGAAATTATTTTCTACGAAAGTCGCACTGATAGTCAATTACAGAAATGCTCCAGAGGAGTAAGTGGAAATACCAAGTTAGGAGATCTATACAACTCTTCCAATTTTTCTAGTACAACAGCAGCAGAGCATTTAGCAGGTGCTGAAGTATATAATATTAGTAATCTATTCTTATATGCTTTTGTAAGAAATTTTGAAAACCAATACCTTGGTTCATTCCCTGAAAAGTATCTTAGAGGGGAAGTAGATAAGAGAACTCTGATTAAAAATATTCAGAAGTTCTACAAAGCAAAAGGAACTGATGATTCTATTAAATTTATTTTTAATACTATTATATCAGATGATGTAGAGAACAAACCAGAAGTATATCACCCAAGAGAATTTACATACAAATCCTCAGAATCTGATTGGATTAATGTATACGCTCTTAAGGTAAAGGTAGTATCAGGAAATCCAAAAGACCTAATTGGCAAGAAAATAGTACAGTCTCCAACAGATGATTATGGATATGCATCTGCTACTGTAGATAACGTTATTGCTCAAGGTACGATTGATGGTGAAGTAATCTGGAATATTGTTGTTGCTCCCGAAACCGTCAATGGCGAATTTCAAATTTCAACAAAAACAAAATTAGAAAGTAGCATAGCACCATCTTTTGGGGTTGGCGATAGAGTTAATGTATTTTCTACCATGGGGTGGAGTTCTATTGGAGAAATTTTAATTGGTGATGAAATTATCAAGTTTTCTGATAAGACAGTAACTCAGTTTATTATTAGCGAAAGAAGTTTATCTGTAGAGCATTCTCAAGGTGAGTTTGTATACAAACCGGTTACAATTGAAGGTTCTGATGTTACATTACTAACCTTGGGTGTTGTTTATGATGCTTTGCCCGATGTTTCTCAACCGTATTCATTCACAGGTGATGCTGTACAAGTATCAGAACCCGGTTTTAAAACAGCAGACCCCAGAATTGTTCTAACCGGAACCAATCAACTTAGATGGATCAAGGATACAGGAACATCAGTAACATCGAGTACTAATACACCAGTAGAACAATCTCTTGCTGGTATTTCTAATAATGTGTCTGCTATTTTTGCAGATGATCAGTATTACTATATCACATCGTCTAGTTATCCTTCGCATAACATTTTTGACGGTCCTATTGTTACACAACCTGTCCAGGATCAAAAAATACTTAGAATCCTTAGAAAAACTCCTGTAGCAACAACAGAAGTTTATAAAACACAAAAAAGAGATGTTGGTATCTTATTAAATGGTGTTCCCATTTATGGATATAAAGATTCTGAAAGTCTACGTTTTGGAAAACTGGAAGAAATTCGTGTAGATAATAGAGGACGTGGATATGTAAATCCTCCATTTGTTGTAGTTGATGGTCTTGCCGGAAGAGCAAGGGCACAGATGGTTGGTAGAGTTGTTGATAGTATCATTGTTGATACTGACATCACATTCCCAGTTACTCCTGAAGTAGAGATTACTTCTGGAAGAGACGGTGTTGCTAGAGCAGTTGTAACCGGTGGAGAAGTAACTAGTATAATCGTTGAAAATCCTGGCAAATTTTATTCCACGCCACCTATTGTAAGAATTACTGATCGTGTTGGCAAAGGAAGATTTGCCGAATATAATACAGTAATTGATAGGGATGGATCTATTGTAGAATTTACTAAAATTGCTGGTGGTTCATTATATACTCAACAAAATATTCAAGTAGAAATTGTTTCTGTTGGATCTGGTGCTGAAGTAACACCATTGTTAAAAGAGTGGAATAAAAATCGTTATGTCAGTTTAGAATCAAATTTAGACAAACAATATGGTTATGTATTTGAAAACATAAACAATGTTCTTGAATATGGATATGGTCAAGTTGCTAACCCAAAAGCACTCAGAATTCAATTAAACGACAATTTAAATTCTGCAGATACAGAACCAACAAACAAAACACATTCTCCCATTTTGGGATTTGCTTATGATGGCAACCCAATCTATGGTCCATTTGGATACGAGAATCCACTAGATCAAATTTCTTCAATTGTAAGAATGACTTCTAGTTATTCTTTGTCTGGAAGTAGGCAAGATGGACCTTCACCGGTAGAGTATCCATTAGGATCCTTTATCAATGACTATGTTTATTCTCATAAAAGTGGATCTTTGGATGAGAACAACGGTCGTTTTTGCATCACTCCAGATTTTCCTGATGGAACATATGCTTATTTTATTACTATTAATAGTAGTCAAGTACCACAGTTTCCATATGTTTTAGGAGACAAATTCTATTCTCTACCAGTAGATAGTAATTACACTACTAAAATTAATCAAAACGATATTCCCAAAGATGCTAAAAGATTTTTTACTCCTGGAATGTTGGGTAATGGTGATGGATTAGTAGCTACTATTTCCGAAGTACGATCAGGAACTGTAGATAACGTCGTTATTGACAATTCTTCTAGTAATTTCTCTGTTAATTCACAACTATACTTTAATAATATTGGAACCGAGGGAAGAGATGTTAATGCATTAGTATCATCTGTTAAAGGAAAAGGAGTTAATTACTTACAAAGTAAAGAAGACAAAGTTGTAAAATTAACAACTATTCAAAATGCTTTCTTGTTTGTAGATGATACATTAAGACAACCGGCAAGTGGAGCATCTGGTTCAATCGTAGGAACTGTTACCAACGATAACTTGATTGTACTTAAAAATGTTATAGGAACTTTTAATAACACCGGAACTTTTTCTGCTGATATCAAAACTTTTATTCTTACTATAGACCAAGATAGCAATTACACGAAAGGTGCTATATTAAGTTTAACTGATGGTGTCAACGCACCTATTGCTACTGCCGAAATTTTAGAAGGAACTAGTAGGCAGAATACAGTTACCATCAAAGTATTGTCTGGTGTGTGGATTGTTGATGACAATTACTACCTTCAGTCAGATAATCTTTTCAACACATCTGGATCTAAAATTGTTACATTAGTTTCTTTGAGTGATAACTTAGAACCATTTGAAGTAAATCAAAGTGTTGTCTTAATAGAAACTACAGAAGATCATGGATTAGCAATTGGAGACTCTGTTGATATTAACATATTTCCAGATGATGCTACCAAAACTAAAACATATTATATCAGAAAAAGATTATATCAGCAAGTAACATTTACACCACCGTCCAATACAACAACAATTAATTTTAATGGTATTGGAAGATTTACCAATTTAAATGGTGGAGCAGATTATACAGCAGGAACATATACCGATATTCCAATTACAGGAGGTTCTGGTTCTGGTGCTATTGCGGACATTATAGTATCTGATGCTGGAGTCGTTAATAGTATCACTATTACAAATGGTGGTGTTGATTACCAAAGAGGAGATTATCTTGGTGTAGATGATGATCAACTACAAAGATCAGGAGCATCTTTAAGTTCTTCTAGATTAGCATTATATGTTGATCATGCAGGTGTCTCATTTAACTCCACTACCATTGAAGTTAAAACCTCAAAAGGATTTGCCACAGGAGATTTAGTAAGCATTGGATCTGAGATCGTAGAAATTTCTGCTATCAATAATAATACATTAACAGTAATTCGATCTAGAGAAGGAACTACTGCGGTAGATCATTATAATAAAGCGTCTCTTTCTTTATACAAACCAAGATATAATTTTTCAAATAATTTTAAAATTACTTCTGCTAATGGCAGTGGGTATATTCAATCTTATGATTTAGATACTCAGAATGCTACTATTGTATTTGATTATAGTATTGACAAGAGAGAAGCAGAAGCAATAACATTAAGCACATCGTTTTTTGATGAAAGCAGTCAGCAAAGATTAATATCTATTGTTTCTGTTGGAGATATTGATTTTAAATTTGAATTTTCTGAAGACAATACTACATTTACACCAAATCCAAATATTAATATACAAGAGTTTTATAATTACGTATTTGATACTTCACATTCTTCTCTGATTGGAACATATTTTGATATGAGTCCAAGTAAGAGTTATAATTTATTAACTACAGAAAAACTTGCTACTACAATTTTACCTGGTAATTCTGGGTCATCAACAACAGTTAAATTTGGATTTGGTCCTGCTTTAGAGCAAAATAACTATGATACTAAAGTAGGAACAGATTTCCTTAATTTCTATTATTTTGACAAAAATAATATTGTAAATTCAGAGGGAGCATATTTACAAGTTATCAATGATCCGTTACAAGGAACAAAGACACTTAACTATGTTACAAGAAATCGTTTTGTATACGATGTTTTAAGTACTCCTCTTTGGGATGGTTCTGGATCTGTTTCATATACCACTAGTGGTCAATTTGCTATTGGTGAAATCAACAGTGTTAAGGTAATAAATTTAGGACAAAACTACAAAAAAGTTCCATTGATTTTAGGTTGCGATCCTTCAGAACCATATAGAGGATCGGCAACAGTTTTATTTGATACATTTACTAATATTATTACTGGTGTCAATATCGATATCGTTGGATCAAATTACGTAAATCCTAAAGTTATTATTACAAATTCTGATGGAACCGGTGCGGATTTTAACGTAATTCAACGTGATGGTAAGTTATTCTCAATTACCGTTAAAAATCCCGGTGTTGGTTACACATATGCTCCTGAGATTATAATTATTGAATCTGCAGTAAGTTTGTATGCTGAAAGTGAAAGTATTGGAATTCCTCAAAGTGTGAGGATCATAAACAATGGAGCTGGTTATCATTTAGATAAAACTGTATCATCAGCAGTAACTTCAAAGTATACTTTGGCATTGAAAAATTTCAATGGAGTGTATCAGAAAGGAGAAATTTTAACTCAAACAATTGATGGAGTTGAAGTTTCTAGAGCAATAGTTTCTGAATACAGACAAGGATCAAATTTAATCAAAATTGAAAAAGTTGTTGGTATTATTAGAGAAAATGTTTCTGTAGATGGTTACATATCTGGTGCTTCTGGCATAGTCAAGAAAGCATTTATTACAACATTCAGCACAACAACTAAAGGTTCGTATGATAACTTAGGTTACTATACTTCAGATAAAGGAAGACTTGGAGCAGCAAATCAAAAATTAACTGATAGTTTCTTTTACCAAGACTACTCTTACGTTGTCAAATCAAAAACTTCTATTGAACAGTGGAGAGATTTAATCAAATCCACCACACACCCTGCTGGATTTAAATTATTTGGGCAAGTTGACATTGAAACAACTGCTCAATCTGAAATGCCAGTTGCTGGTGAAAAAAAGGCAGACACTTTCTCAATTATTCAACTATGGGATCCAAATAAAAATAAGATTACTGTTGAAAGCACAAAGCAAGTAACAACTCAAACTATTCAAACTGTTAAAAACACAAGAATACGTAATGGTCAAGGTTCTGCTGCTACCTCAGAATTTAATTTTAATGAAACTCGTGCTTTCTCATTCACTCTTAGTGCTCCATTTGATGGGTATTTTGATACAGATGGTAGGTTACAAGGAACAACATCTTTCCAGGTACTAGACGATACAGGAGTACCATTTACTCCAGTTAATGTAGAAAGTTTGATTGTTACTCTTGATGGTATTTTACAAGAACCAGGAGTTGCATATACTGTAAGTGGAGATAATATTATTTTTAGCGCACCTCCTTTAGGTCCTGGAAATAAATTAACAGGAAATAATGTTGGTGATACATCTCAATACAAAGGAACAAAATTTGTTGGAAGAAATTTCTACTTTAAGGATAGTCAGTATAATACTCGTTATCTTAGAAAATTAAGAAATATTTTCCAGCGCAGTGGAACATGGATTGATGCTGCCAATCAAATTGATAGAAATAAGAAATTTATTATTGAGGAATCAATTGGTTATGGTAAGCAATACTACAGTTCATTGGATTGGAGTACAAAATTAGATGATTATACCATTGATATTGGTTACATTCTTGATGCCTACCAACATGATATTCGATTTGGTGGAAACAGCAAACTCGTAGACTATGCAAATATTTTTGCTACCAGTTCAGAGTATATCAAGAACAATTCAGCAGAATCTTTATCAATTTTCAAATATGCTACAAATCTAGCAAATTTGGCAATCCGAAATTGGGATTATGTTGAAGAGTCTGTAGTTTTCATTCAAGGTTCTAAAGAAGTCACAGTTAGCAATACCAATAATATTGCTATCGGCATGACGATTAGTGCAGGTAGAGCATATAGTCCAGATACAATTGTTGTTTCTATTGATAGCATAACACAAGTAACTTTATCAAAACCAGCACTAGCAAACTCTGGTGGTGCCGGTGGAGCATCTTCATCTACCACTTTCCTTAGTGGATCTTCTTCTGGAAGTGAAGTTTTAGGATCTAGTATTGGTGCTGTTCAACCAGGTGATGATTATTCAGTAAATCCAAATGATATTTTACAAGTACCTTTATCATTTGCTTCTACTGATAGCGCAACTTTCTTCTTCAGTGGAATTAATAATGGAACTTACTATGATGCTTCAACCCTAATTGCCAACAACAAAGAATATTTACAGGAAGAGGTAAGTGAATTTGTATATGCTAACTATGCTCTACCTGTATCAGACAAAGCAAAGTGTGCTAGAGATCTAGGATTTTTAATTGATGATATTGTTTATCACTTAAGATTTGGTGGAAATGCTAAAATTGTTGAATTTGCTCAACTATACTACACAAATCGCGGATATCCATATGGAGAAGAATTAACTTATCTGACTGGATTAGAAGTTACCGCCGCAGTTGCAGCATGGGAGAGGTTAAGAGATCTCATGATACTGGCAATGCGGAATACATTGACAAGTGGAACTTTTACTAGTATTGCTCCCTACGCAGATAATACAGTATTTGCAGACTCAGAATTCCCTGTATGTGCCGATGTTGAATCTACAATTACTACTATGATTGATATCGTAAAAGATATCATTGCTAAAGGAACAGGTGTAGTAGAAATTGTGAACATCAATTCAAACAAACCTGGATATTGGTCTGCTACTCTTACATATTCAAACTATAATATATTGCCAGATCCATTACTTCCATCACAAGAATGTAATGATGTAATTTCATCTGTTAATTCTCTTTACAATAACCTAGACGATGTTTTAAACAAATTAGAAGTTACTAAAACTCTTCCTGATTATATTGACGGCGAAACCAAAGAGTTTGAATTATATTGGGAAGATGGAAGTTCTGTTGTTACAGAACAAGATGAGAATCTATTACTATCAATTAATGCTGTATTACAAGAGACTAAGTATAATGCAAATTATCCAGGAGATGATTCATATTATATCGATAGAACAGTAATTCCAAACAAACTTAAATTTGATATTGCTCCTATTTGGGATCAATATGCTGGTGCCAGAACATTAGGGGAAGCAACAGCTGTTGAGAAAGTTGTTGGTATTGGGGTTGGAAATTATAAGAGAATGACTCTAGATAAGAATTTGGTTAATAATGTCCGAACAGGACCATTCTTAATTCTTGATTTAGAAGATCTTACAGTTGTTAATGTTGAAGAACCAGATTACTTATTAGTGTTTATTGATGGGGTTCTCCAGAAAAACATTGATTCGTATACAGTATCTGGTCCCAATATATTCTTCAAATTTCCAATTACAGAACAGATGAAAGTTGACATGAGATACCTTTATGGTAGAGATGTTGGACAAGTTCTGAATTTGTTTGATTTCAATACAGATCTATATTACTTAAATGGTGTTATTAATTTAGAAATTACGTCAGGTCTTTCCGATTTCTTAGGAAATAGATGGATGGGTATTAGAAGAGGATCTCCAATTCATGCCTATCAAATTAACGATGATGGAACATATAATGTAATTGGACAAGTTAGTGATCCAACAGTTTCTGGATCAACTCTAAGTTTAAAAGTGTTTGGTTATAAGTGTGATTTAATTCAGGGAAGAGATGTATATTTCTCTATAGCAAGAAAGTATGAAATTAATACCATTGTTGGATTAAATTCATCTGGTTCTTCAATTGTATATGAAACTGATAATGATGGCAGATCTGTTCTTAGAGGAATAGATCAAAACTGGCGTGGTACTTATTGGAGAAAAGTATATAAAAATCCATTTATAAGTCTTTCAAACAATAGTCTAATAAAAGTTGAGGGTGAAGATAAGTTCAGAAAAATTAAAGAACTCCCATCAAAACTAACAAGTAAGGAACAAAGAAGTCAACAGCAAGTATCAAATAGTTATTTTGGTCAAGTTGAAGTTCAAGCATATAATGGAATAACAAGAGGCGAAGGTCTTAGTATTGTTGCTAAAATTGAAAATGGTGTTGTTGTAGATTTGGATTGGAATCAACGTAGTTATGATCCCATCACACAACCGACTGCTTATCAATATTATACTCCGCCAGTAATTAATTTTATTCCTGAAAATGGAGAAGGCGGTGGAGCCAGGGCACAGGTCCTTGTCAGTAAAGGTCAGGTTATTAGTGTAGAACTAATCGAAGGTGGGTCTGGATATACAAAAGCACCAAAAGTTGTTGTTGCCAGACGTTATGATGTTCTAGAAGAAACTGATATTGGAGTTTCTCTAATCAATGCCAGAATGAATTTAGAGCAGTCTTTAGGACTGAGCGTAATCTTTACCAGTATTGATGTTATTAGTAATCAGGCAGCAAGTGTTCAAGCTATTACTTCAACCTTAGTTGACAGTCCTCTGATAATTGATACCAAATTAATTGATATAATTACTCCTGCTGAAGAAACTGTCAGTGAAGATCTATCTGCAAAACTTGATGAAGTATTAACTACTTTCCATACAGAGCAGCAAGCAGCACCAGTTGACACATTCCATGGTGGAACAGTAATTAATGTTCGTATTAGTACTCCATACATTGTTGGTATTGATTCTTCTTCCACACTGACAACATCAGCAGCAAGAGAAATAACTTCTAGTATTGCTAATGTTATAAACAACACTGCTCTTACTAACATCAATTATTTTGAAGTTGGTGCGTTCTTAGATACTACATTAACTATTAATGATACCGTCATTTATGTTGGTAATACAGATAAATTTAAAACCAATGGATATCTTCTTATTGGAACAGAAATTGTTCGATATTTCCGCAAGATTAATGATCGTTTCTTAAATGTAGAAAGAGGTCAAGAGAATACTACTGCTCAAGAGTGGATTGCTGGAACATTCTTACGACAGATTCCAGATCCAGTATCCTTGACATATGGTGGTATCACTGTTGTTGAGTCTGAATCCAGTCTGGTTACAATTAATGCTGGTGCTAAAGTGTTTGCCGCAGGTCAATCACAAAAACAAATTATAACACCAACAGTTAAAGTTCAGAAAGTTTCTAGACAATCAATTGCGAATATTCAACCACAATTTAATGTCGCATCTATTTCGAGTGTAGAAACCGTTGTAAATTACAAACTAGAAACACCATCTAGTAATATTCAGTCATTTACTACATCAGTCAGACAAACAAACTTCAAAAATACAATTCAAACTGTTCAATCAGAACTTGATATAACCAAGCAAGAGTTGCAGGTATTACTCATCACTCCTCCAAGTGGAGCAGTCGATGGATACGAGGAAAGTGTTTTTGTCGTTGATCCAATTAAAACAAGAATTGGGGAAGTTGATTTAATTGATATCAATGGTAGATATTATGTTACACAGCGAAATACCACAGAGATCTTAATATCAAACAGGACATTTGGAGAAGATACGGGATATGTAGGTAACTACACAAAAACAAATCTTGGTCACACAATTAAACATTTTGATGGTTTATTTGATGATGGAGCATGTAATGTTTCTAGTTTAAGTATCTTAGAATTGACTAGTTATTATCCATCATTGACAGTAAACGATTTTGCCGAACGCGGAAATTCTAGTTATACTTTAGTGGGCGATAAGTTTACTCTAATGCCTCCATCAATTCAAAACCCAGTTGCTATTAGTTCTTCTAATGGAACTATTGGTGGTTCAATTGTTGTACAAGATACAACATACTTCCCGAATAATGGATATTTGTTTACTAGTGGAGGAACTGTAATCCAATACACAAGTAAAACAGAAACCCAATTTGATGGTTGTACTCTCTATAGTGGACCAAATTCAATCAATTCTGCTGAAGAATTGGTTCCGTTTACAATTTCATAAATAACGGTATAAATATAAATAACTCAGGCACAAACCCTACGTCGGAACAGAAAACCAATGGCTGCTATTATCTCTGATAAGTTTCGTATTTTTAACGCGAAGCAATTCCTGGAATCCTTGACAGAAGGACCCAGTGAAACAAGTGCCGAGCGCACAAGAATGTATTTCTTTGTTGGGCGTCCTCAAGCATGGAAAGCATATCTAGAAGTATATTCCAAAGGAAGTACTAACTTCACTGTCGGAAATGAAGTATATGTTGGAACATATGGTTCAACTGCTTTCCGTGCCACCGTTGCTGCAGTTTATGATAGTGCCCTCCTTCTTACCGACGTTTTTGGCAGCAACGGCACAAATTCCGTTCCCCCCATTGGTTCAGATCTAAAAGAAACTTCTGACGCTGGTTCTAGCGATACTGGTGCTGTAGCAAAATCCGGCGTTTATCGTTACGCAACAGAAGATGTTCCGCCTCTTCCTTTAGATAATCAGAGAGAAAAAATTGCTGTATATGACGAACTCATTGCTGCGAAGCGTATTACTGATGCCTTTGCAAGAACAGTTATCCGTCGTTACAATTGGGATTTAGTTGCGAACCCTAAATTTGATATGTGGAAACCTGATTACTCTGCTACTCCTGGTGGCGGTGGTCAAGTTGGTAAGCAAACAGGTACAAACCAGACAAGTATCTCTGATGCCAAGTTCTACCTAATGAACTCGGATTATGAAGTATTTAAGTGCTTATATAACGGCGAAAATGTTGCGAATCCAACTGGACAAAACGCAACTGAAGAACCAAAAACTGCTGGTGGTAACTATGCTTCTGCAACTGGTCTTTATACCGAGACATCTGGTGCTGGATACATCTGGAAGTACATGTATACCATGCCAACCGATGATGTTCTAAGATTCCTTTCTTCGGACTTCATGCCAATCGTTCTTCCTGCCAACAATACCCGTACTGCTGTTACTGGTGCTGCTGTTGCCGGAGCAATTGATGTTGCTCTTATTGAAGATGGTGGTGCTAACCTACCTGCTTCACAAACACTATTCACTAGCATCAAGGGTGATGGAACTGGTGGAGTAATTGAGTTTGCTACAGACGGTTCCGGCACTATTACTTCTGCTAGTGTCCAAGCAAGAGGATCAGGTTATACATATGCTAACGTTCTTTTAGGAAATGGCAACCTCTTCTCTGATGCTGGTTTAACTACAGGAGTTGCGACACCTGCAAATGGTGTTGGTGCTATCGAAGTTGTAATGCCTCCACAAGGCGGTCATGGTTTTGACCACGAGCTAGAACTCAATGGTAAGCGCGTCATGACGAATATTCGTCTAACTTACGCAGAAGGTTCTGGTGACTTCCCTGTTGATAACGACTTCCGTCGTATTGGAATCATTAAGGATCCATACAACTGGGGAACTACTACGTTCTCAACTGCAGACACTCTTAGTGGTCTAAGATCAGTTAAAATTACTGGTGCTACCGCAGATTTCATTCCTGATGAGCAGATCTCTCAAACGGTAACAGATGGTACTGCGAGAGGAACTGTAGTTTCTTGGACACTAGATAGTGGTTCTTCCACAGCAGGTGTTCTTAAGTATATCCAAACAAATGATGCCCACACAGACCAGGGTGTTGTAAGAGCATTTGAGAGCAATGGATCAAACGCTATTTCCGGTGTTCTATCAGCAGCGGCAGGTAATGTTGATACAACATACGCAAGCACACTTCTAGGTGTTGCTTTCACATCTGGTCTTGCTGCTCCTGAAATTGAAAACAACTCTGGCGATATCATTTACCAAGAAAATCGTCGTTTGATCACCCGTGCTCCTGACCAGATTGAAGATATCAAGTTGGTTATCGAATTCTGATCACAAATAAATAACTTCAAATCCTCTGAGATATCTCAGGGGATTTTTTTTATCTCTATAAATACTAAGGACAAAGAATGCTAGTATTTGGCGGAAAACGATGCCACAGAAGACAAACCTTAATGTAAATCCTTATTACGAGGACTTCGACGCGAGCAAGAATTTCTATAAGATTCTTTTCCGTCCTGGGTATTCTATCCAGACTAGAGAATTAACACAAATACAATCTATTCTACAGAATCAGGTTGAAAGTTTTGGTAAGTACGCTTTCAAACAAGGAGACTTAGTTGTCCCTGGAGAAGTTGGTCTTAACACTAAACTAGATTATGTAAAGTTGTCTTCTGTATCAGAAGTTGCTATCAATGATGGCAATAATAATATCGTATATAAAAAATATGATATTAGTCAACTTATTGGATCACAAATCCGAGGTTTGAGTTCTGGAGTTGTTGCTAATGTTTTAGAAACAAAGTTAGCAACAGATTCTACTGCCGATACAGTATATGTAAATTATCTAAGTAGTGGTAATTCCAATTTAGATAGTACATTTCGTCAAGGAGAAACGCTTGAAGTAGTAGACGGTGTTAATACTCCATTGCTAGTCGTTGGAACCGATGGAAGTGTTCTTCCAACTAGTATCCAAATTATAAATCCAGATACAGATGAATCTACTCCACTAGAAAGCCCTGCCATGGGGTATGCTTCTGCAGTAAAAGTGGAAGAAGGCATCTATTTTGTGAATGGATATTTTGTCAGAAATGAAAAGCAACTTTTAGTAATAGACGACTATTACAACAATCCATCGGCAAAGGTTGGATTTACTATCGTTGAAGAAGTTGTTACTCCAGAAGAAGATGCATCTCTATATGACAATTCTATTGGATCTGCAAACTATTCTGCTCCTGGAGCACATAGACTTAAGATCAGTTTAACTATAAAAAAATTCAAACTATCTGAAGCAACAGATAAGAATTTTATTCAACTTATTACAGTATACAAAGGATTAGTACAGAAAAAAGTATCTCCCACAAACTATAGTTTGATTGAGCAGACGCTTGCTAGAAGAACTTTTGATGAAAGTGGCGATTATATTGTCAACAATTTTTCTGTAGACATTAGAGAATATGCTCAGAAAGATAAAAATGGCGGTGTCTATAAAGTTGATGAATTTGGATCATATAATGGATTAACCGAGTCAGAAGCAAGCAGAAAGATGCTTGCTGGTATTGGACCAGGTAAAGCATATATTAGAGGATACGAAATTGTCAATAAAGAGACAAAATATTTAGAAATTAGTAAAGCAAGAGAATCACTCTCAAGTGATAACGTCACACTAAAAACTAAAGGACTCCCAACGTTTAATATTACCAACACATATGGAAGTGTTCCCTTAAACAAGGAAGGCGGAGATCTAACAGCATATCCATATGTTAATTTGTTTGCTACTTATAATGATGGATCTATCGGTCTTAATGGAACAGAAAAATCTACAGACCATAGACAAACCTTAAACAAAAGAGGAACCACATTATCAAGTAATGACGGTATTAAAACAATTACTATTAATGTAACAAATACCACTACTACTTTAGCATCAATTACAGATGGCACATTTGCTAATTTAGCAGATTTGTATTTTATTAAAACTAGAGATGATTCTGGTAATGCCCTTACAACAGGAACATTAAAGTCTTTATCTTTTGCTAAAGTAAACAAACCATTACTTAATTCTAATGAGTCTGTTCTGTTCTTAGAATTGACAGTAGTTGGAGAGAAAGAAGACATTGAATTATTGATGTTGGAATATGATCCAGGAGACAATAACTACCAAAGAAATCTATTCTTATCAGCAGCAGATGCTGCGACTGATAACAATGAATTGGGATATATCATCGACTATAGTGAAACTATCACACCTTTAGTTGGTAGAGCAAAACCAAGCAACTATTTCCTCAAGAATAGAGGTCTTGGTTTTAATTCAGATTCTGATATTATTTTATCTAAAGGAAAATTAGCAGAAGGTGGTGATACATACAATGCTATTTTTGGTCTTTCTTACTTTGATCCTGAATTTTATACAAAATTACTACTAGAAACTACTCCACAAAATAATAGTTTTGGAATTGGTAAGTATGTTGTTGGATTAACTAGTGGTGCTTATGGAGTTGTTGAAGGAGCACCTTCTGGAACATATTCAATTGGCAATATCTTATTCGTAAAAACTCTTTCCGGCAAATTTACTTCAGGAGAATCCATCAGAGATGAATCTGGGGTTACAAATAAAATTGCTACAGATAACACAATTTCTAAATTTATTGTAGTTAATCGTGGTCTTGGATATGCTGATGGTTCTACTATTGTTATTAATGGCGTAGAATACGATGCTGCTGCAGCAGAATTGATGCGTTTAACAAACGGTTCGTTCTACACAATTCAAATTAATAATAAGTCTGCTCTATCTATAGAGTATTCTCAACCACCATCAGTGTCTGTTAAGCAACCAGAAGGAGCTGCTAACCCTAGTGTTAGTGCTGTTATTCTACCTGTCTTAACTAGAAATGCTGTAACAACTTATACACCACAAAATGTAAAATCTGTAACATCACAATATGGATCTGGTAATGCTAATATTTTTACCGCAGACTTAGTTACAGATGATCAATCATATGCTGAAATTAAATCAGTAACCGATTTTACTTTCTTCGGTTCTAAAGGTTACAACTTTATAGAATCTACTAGTTTTAATGCTGATGCAAGTATTTTACTACAGCAAGGAGATGTTATTCAGTTTTCTGATGAGAGCAATACATTAGTTCGTGCTGTTGTACAATATGCTACTCAAAGACAAGGATCTGCTAAGTCTAGAGTATACATGGACACGGTTCTTCCCGGCAATGTAACTAATACTAGTATTGTTAGATTACGTCCAAGGGTGGAAAATGCTAACTTAGGAACTTTACTATTCCCAACAGGAAGCAATCAAATTAAAAAAGTTTCTAGCACACCAGAACAAACAAATATCAAGTATTTTTTCCGTAGAGATTTTGTAACTACAGCGTCTACTTCTGGTGGCACAATTACCTTTGCTGCTCAGTTGCCATTTGGCACACAAAGGTTTGCTACTTTTACTGAAGAGAATTATATTATTACAGTATTAGATCCAGGTGATGCTCCAAATATTAGTAAAGGTGATATCGTTTACGTTGATGTAGATTCTGTAGACATTAGTTCTGCAACTGATACAGCAAGTGGACTGACATCTGGTAGTATTAGTCTCAATCTACCGACAACATACTTTGGAACTATTCCAGTAAATGGCACATTCCCTAAATTAAAACTATCCGCAACTTTAGAAGTTTCAAATGCTAAACCTAGATTAAAAACTTCTATCGAAAATAGAAGAATTGTTGTTACTTCTTCTGGAGATCGTGTAATCCCGTTTAGAGGAACCAATTACGATAGTGATGTTGTCGAAACTATTTCGTATTCAGATGCCTACAAACTAAAATATGTCTACGAAGGTAGTGCAACACAACCACCAACTGTTGACACTTCAGGAAAATTAATTTCTGGAATAGATGTAACTGATAGATTTACGTTTGACAATGGTCAGAGAGATACTGTATATGATGTTTCTCGTATTGTATTAAAACCAGGTAAAGAACAAACTACAGGTCAACTTGTAATTGCTTTCGATTACTTTGAACAATCACAAGGAGATTTCTGTACAATTGATAGTTATATTCATGAAGCAGGTGTAACTGAAGATCTTATTCCTTCTTTTAATTCTTCTGTATATGGCATTGTAAATCTGAAAAATTTGTTAGACTTCAGACCTAAAGTTGATTCTACATCATTTATTGCTGGTTTCCAAGATCAGTCTTCTCTTTCTGAAAGTATAGGTAAGTTTGCCGGAGTAGGATCTGTAATTGCTGCTACACCAGCTCCAGATCTTGGTTTAGAATATACAATGTCTTTTAGTCAAGTACAGTATCTTGATAGAATTGATGGAATTTTCTTAAACAAAAATGGAAACTTTATTGTAAAAGAAGGAAATTCTTCACTGAATCCAACCAAACCAGATCCAATTGATGATGCGATTGCTTTATTTTATGCTTACATTCCCGCATTTACGCAAACTAGCAAAGATGTAAGAATTACTTCTGTTGATAATCGCCGCTATACGATGCGTGACATCGGCAAACTAGAGAAGCGTATTGAGCGTCTTGAGTATTATACCACACTAAGCATTCTAGAGCAGCAAGCTCTAAACATGCAAGTAAAAGATGAAATAGGTTTAGACAGATTTAAATCAGGTTTCTTAGTTGATAATTTTGAATCTCACAAGTCAGGAAATCTTATATCGCTTGATTATCAATGTGCTGTTGATTCACAACAATCAGTCTTGCGTCCACAATCTAAAGAAGATTCTCTTTTCCTAAAAGAAGTTAATACTAGAGAAGATCAAAGATTTGTTTCTGGTTATAAAAAATCTGGTGATATTATTACACTACCTTATACCAGTTTAAATTTATTGGGTAATAGTTTTGCTTCAAAAACACTAAATCCAAACCCATTTGTTGTTTTACAATATGTTGGTGATGCTACTGTATCTCCAAATATTGATCAATGGTATGATCAATCAGTAGAACCCCTCGTGGTAGACACAAATACTGATCTGTATAAAATTTTTATTGCCAAGCAAGATGTAAGAGAAAGTTTCTCAAGTTTATACAATTCTTTTGTTGTTAACTGGGTCGGATCTTCTCCGTCATTTACATCTATTAATTCTCTGGGACAGATTAATTCCTTGGAATCTCAGTCTTCTGTAAGTAATGCTTCTATTTCAAGTTCTTCAAACATTAGTCCACAGAACAATGATGTTGCTAAAGGAGTACAATCTTCTATTGTTAGAGGTAACTCTGTATCCACATCATTACAATTCTTTGCCAGAAGTCAACCAGTTAAGTTTGTAATTAGCAGACTAAAACCAAATACCAATATTTCGGTATTCTTAGAGGGTAGAGATATTAGTCGTTGGGTAAATCCAGATCTTAGATTTACTGGCATCGCTGGTAATTCATTGTCAGCTTTTAATGGCACTGTAACCACAGACAATGACGGCAATGCTAGTGGATTAATTTTATTACCTGCAGGTTTTGCTCCTAGACAAAATGCTACATGGAGTGGCGATGTTGATACGGTTGATTACGATACAGAATCTGAAGAAATAAGAGTTACAACAGGAGTTAAAACGTTTAGATTTACTTCGAGCGATAGCGATGCTGATAAACTAACAGTATCTACGTATGCTGAAGTTAAGTACTATGCTACTGGTATTCTACCAGAAAATCCTGTCAGTGTTATTTCCACTAAACCATCTTTCTTTAAGGCAAATGAAGGTGTTCAGTTTGTTGATAGCAATACCGACAATCCAGTAAGACCAAATCCACTTGCTCAAACGTTTAAAATTGAAAACTATGATGGTGGAGTATTTACCACAGGTATCGATCTTTACTTCAGCAAAAAAAGCAATAAGGTTCCTGTCAAAGTATACTTAACTAATGTAGATTCGGACAAACCAGGTAAAAATATTATTCCTGGAACAGAAAAAATCCTATCTCCATTTACGTATATCAAATTTTTCACAAATGGAAATGTTTATATTACTAAAGGTGAAAATGTAACGGGAACTACTTCTGCTGCAAGTGGTCCAGTTGAAAAAATTATTGACAAGAATGGTGTTGATTTAGTTCCATCTTCTTCTGGTAGATTCTTATTAACAAATGAGCAAGTATATACTCTCGTTTTAAGTAACCATAATGGTCGTTCGTTTAATCAAAACGAGCAACTTTCAGTTCCGTCAGTAACTCTCAGAAACAACACTGAGGGAGAATCTGGCGTTCTGACTGTTGCTAAAGATAGTGGCAAGGTTTCAAATATTAGAATTACATCTACTGGTCAAAATTACACCAACGCAATTTTAACTATTGAAAGTCCACAACTTCCTGGTGGATCTGTTGCTACTGCTGGTGTGGAGGTATCCGATGGCAAACTTTATAATACAGAAATTAGTTTGAATGGATTTGGATATACAGAACCACCATCTGTAGTCATCAAAGGCATCGGTAACGGCGCTGGAGGAGCGACAATTGAAACTGAGATAGAGATTGATAGTCCTGCTGTTAGAATGGGCGTAGCAGTGGACCAGAGCGGTCTCACAGATTCTACTGTTCCATCACATTTTGAATTTGAGCATCCGGTATATCTACAGAATGATACCGAGTATGCTATGGCAATTGAAACTGACTCAACTGATTATGAACTTTGGGTATCTAGACTTGGGGAAGTTGATGTCGCCACAAGTACTGTTATTACGACACAACCTTCTCTCGGTTCAGTATACAGATCACAAAATGTAGATAACTGGACAGAAGATAATTTTGAAGATGTCAAATTTACTCTATACAGAGCAGAATTTAATATCGCTAAAACTGCAGAGTTGATATTAACAAATGAATCTTTAGGTTACGAATTGTTGGCCAAGAACCCATTCAATACTAACGCTACATCTAACACAAACGCGACTTCAAAACTCTTTAGAAACAACAACAACATTATTCAAGTATCACATAGAGATAATGGATTTGAAACTTCTGGATCTTCTTATGTTTTCTTCAAAGGTGCTGTCGAAACTGGCGGTGTAACTTCTGATGTTTTAAATAGCAAGTTATTCCAAATTACAAATAGTGGAATTGACACTTATAATATCACATCAAATATTGCTGCTTCTGGAAACATTGAAGGTGGTGGTGAAGTAGTATATGCTACTTACAATAGAAAATATGAAATTTTATATCCACAAATTCAATGTTTATCATTTAGTGGAACTAAGTTGAGTTCTTCGATTAAAACAACAAATGTTGTTCCTGTGGATTCCCTGACCAAT